TTGGAATTCCTAGCGTATAGACGGCTTTCCGTCCGGTAATAGATAGTTGGTTGATTACATCTTCCGAACTTGTTGGAGATACAAGCACATTATCAACTGGCTCTTGTACCTCCTCATATATTGGTGATCCGAACGGATCTTTTCCGACTTCTTTCTTGCTATATAAGATAACTGTGATTCCCTTAATCCTTCCCATAGAAATCAATCACCCCGTATCTCTGTTTCCGTAGCCCTAAACGACTTAATTCGCTGTTCTTAATGAATAATCCACCACCTGGTACAAGATAAGAGCCAGACCAGGAATAACCCAGTGCTGACTCTGTAGTCTGTGTCATTGGCTCCTGGTCTGTGGATGTCATGAGCGTGCGTGCCACAACATCTACAACAACCGACTTGACTACGGACGCATAAGATACGCTTCCGGTGACCATAATGTCCAATTCTTTCCCGACTTTCTGTGCTTCCACTCGCAGGGAATCAGAAACCGTTTCCAACAGCGCACACGCTCTTGCCTTTTCCGATTCCTTTAGCGGCCGCCATAAAATTTCTAAATCTTCGATTGTTGCAAAAGTTTTCACAGTGTCACCCCTTGCTTGATTTCTTTGCGGGCTTACTGGGTTTTTCAACCTCTACCCAATCGCCGCCTTTTATTTTACAGGGGCTTGTAATTGTTGCCCCTGTTTTCGTGTTCCGATATTCCATATGCATCAGCCCTCTGTTTTGACGATTCGTGCAAAATTGGAGCCGTCCATGATTCCCCATCCAAGATAGGTTTCTGACCTTAAGTACACCTGGTTGTATCCTTTCAGGTCATTTCCGGAGTTGTCCGGGTCACCGTACTTGATAATTTCAAGCGGAATCTGTTTTGCATATCCCCACTGGAACATGTTTGTGAAGTCTCCTAGAATCGCAACATCGTTATTGGTTCCGGCGGCTGATACAGTGTTATTGATATCGGCTTTTAGCCCATTGATGGAACCTGGGTTGGCACCCCACGCAAGTTCTGGGAACTGTTTTACGCCATTAACTTTCATTTGTGCAAGTGCTGCAGAGAAAGTCGGGTCAAGCGCTGCTCCAGTAACAACTCCTTCTGAACCCTGTACAAGCGCAACGGCGGCTTCGATGTTTGTATCCGGGTCAGCGACATTAAAATCTACCGTCTGAGTTACTTTTGCATCAAAATGATTGGTGCCAATAACAGCGGATGCAGTTCCGGAGCGTGGGTTAATTCCGTGGAAAGCCATCAAATCCAAACCACGCGCTAATTTACGGGCGTAGCCATCATTGAACGCTTTTAAAATATTAATCTTCTCTTCATCGGCTGCATATAAAAATTCGTCCGACACGCGGGCACCATATTCCACCTTAATCGGCACAATTGTGATAGGATCTAGCGAGATTCCTCCGTGAGTCTTCTTTCCATTTTCGGCCACAATGTCAATTTCAGAATCCATTGTAAAAATAAATTCCTTCTGTCCGTTGAATGGAATCGGGGTCTGTTGCGCTAATACAGCAATAGAACTCTTACCTTTAACTTTGTTAATCAAGTCGGTTACGAGTTCGGGATCAAATAAATTTCCTTTAGATAATACTTCTGCCATGTTTTATTCTCCTTCTAAGTTTAAATTTTCTAATAGATTTTTGTACGCACCATTTTCCTGACTGCCTGGCGGTGTCTCTGGGTCTTTCAGCGGCGGTGTTGGTGTGGCTGGCTTAATAAATCCAACAAGTCGTTCAGCATCCGCTTTTAAACTTTCTTCGTCTGTTCCGACAAGACGTTCAGCGAGGTCAAACGGAAGTCCATTCTGCAATGCAATTTTCGTTCGTAAACTTGCTGTTTCATATCCAGCAATTTTTGCATTCAGCTCGGCAACTTCTTTTTCGTGTCCGCCAAGTGTATTTTTCGTTTCCTCCGCTGCTACTTTTAGTGCGCTATTTTCTGCTTCTAAATCTGTTACTTTTGTTTTTAGCTGGTCATAATCTGCGAACTGTTTTTCCAGACTTTCTTTTTGCCTGGTCAGACGATCCTGTATGATTTTATCCAGCTCTTCCTGTGTTTCTATAATCTTAAATTCTGGCATAATAATCCTTTCCCAGCTTACCCGGCTGTATCGGTAATTTATGTATTAAAAAACGACTACCAATCAGCAGTCGTCTAATACCGTATTTGTTGTTTCTTTTTGGGCTTTGTGGTACTGCAAGCCCAGTGTGCTAATAATGCACTATCCATCAGTGCTATATCCATATCATCAAATTGCGACTTATATCCAAATCCACCATTAGTGCCGATATTACGCTTATCGCAGTTTGTGGCTACCTGTGACAGTGACGGTTGGTCTGCGTGGCAGATTGTTTTTTGGTAGATTCCCTGTTCCCACAAGGAGTTAGCGACAATAATTTCTTTTACTGTTGGCAAAATCGGTGCGGTTCGGATTTTAAAATCCTTCATTTCTGCTGCCAAGATATTTTGTCCGCTTGCTCCGTCAATAGCAACGCTGGCAATATCCGCAACCATTAAAAAATTAATAATCCATTGATTTCCATTTCGAACAGATTGGCAGTCGATGGTTTCCACAAATATTCTATCGTCTGCTGTTTTAACAGCTATGCTCATGGCTACGTTCGTTCCATCATTTCCGTATTTTATTCCGACAAACAACTGTCCGGAAAGTTTCGGAAGTTTGGTTACTTCCAACGCGCTCCATTCCTTTTCAGAAATAACCGACTTCTGATTGTATTTCGGCCAGTATCCTAATCGTTGGACATTGTGGTCAAGTTCGTCCTCGCCAAGCTCAGCTTCGATTTTTCGCTCGTTGAGATGATAGCCCATTGATGGATTTGAATTATACCACGCATCAATGTCATGAATGTCATGGATATCTTCCACCGACCATTCAGCCCAGCCGGAATATTTTACACTGCCTTGTAGGACAGTGTTTCGATAGTTCACAAACACCGTACCACTAGATACGGGCGTTGGTGGAGTTCCACACATAATTGTCATGGGATTCTCGCTATCGGTAACAGTGTACTTTAAAGCAGATTCCTGCTCTGTGGTATACTCTTGCGCTTCATCAATTACAAGCAAATCGAACCCTTCACCCAAACCGCCAGAAGATGTCCTTGTCCGAAATTGGATTGTTCCGCCAGAGCGATACAATTCCAATCGCTCTTGACCTTTTGCCTTAATGGAGTTGAAATCGTCTCCTTCTTTGTATCCGGATTTTTCAAGATACTTTTTGAGTTTTTCGAAGGATGAATGTGAAGTACTAATTCGGTGTGCTGTGTGTAAGGTAATTAGACCATTTTCTAGTGCCCATAGTTCCAACATGTAGATGATTTCCGTCTTACCATTTCGGCGTGGTAGCGAGTATCCGAATTTCTGATGTGTCCACAAACCATCGTCATCAACCGCCATGATGTCATTCAACAACTCCGCTTGCCATGGATAGCTTTCATTTTTCGTCTTATGATAGAATTCAATTGCTTCTTGTGCTCTTGATTCTGTATATGGCAATATTACCGATTGTGTTGGGGTCTGATTGCCGTACCGTTTTCCTTTAGTAGACATGTGTATCCCCTTTCAATCTTATCGCATGATAACCCTTTCGCTGGGAGATATTAGACCACCGCCTTTCAATTCTCCGCTGGCTTCTTGATTCCAATTTTCTTTCTTGATTCAATTTTTTTATTTTTCCCCGGATTGTTTTTCCTTGATGGAATGGTTTTTCTCTTTCCATCCCCGGGATCGTACTCAATTGTACATCTGCAATTGTCATGTCTCTGGTAGATTTCTTTCGGCAACTCGCTATAATCGTACGCTCCGGCTAGTGCCCGGCACCACTTACAAGCTTTGCCTTTAAGTTTTCGCGTAATGATTGGTTGCAGCCCGGCCCTTGATTGAAAATCGGCATTTGCTTTTATCGAATCATCAACCACGCTTTGACTGAACGTTACAATCGGGTCACCCAAAATCCATTTAATCACATCGAAGTCTGCTTCGGAAGAAATGCGATTTACGATTCCATCAATGCGACTTTGATTTAACTCCGGAATCTGTGGTTTTAGATGCAGTCCAGCTTTTTTATTCAAATTCTTTTGCACATCCATTGCGTAGCCGGTTATTAGTTCGTGGTTTTTTGCCATTGTTGGATTTAAAATCCGGTCTGCGATATTGTAATACATTCGCCCATCTGGCAAGACGCTTGCATCTATCGTTTCCTCAAAAATGTCCGAAAGAATATTACCGACCTCAATTGCAAAATTATTAGCATCCACGTAAGTGGCTTCGTTAGCCATCAGGTGCTCGACGGCTGTTTTTAATTTTTGGCTTTCAACAGTTCGCTCGTCAAATTTTTGGCTTATTAATTCTAACAGTTCGGGGACAATATCAGCCATCATTCACCACCTTTTATTCCGGTCAAATCTCTTAATGTATTTTCTGTTATGTAATCTGGAAAACTGTCTTTCAGTTTCATAACACCGTCTCCAATCAGGGACAGGCTGCTTGCATCTGCTTCAAACATCGGCTCCCATTTTGGAATTGTGTTAACGAACTGATTTCTTTGATACGGAAATTCATCCCGGAGACAGGACGCCAAATAAGCAACATTTAAAAGCCCACTGCCGAGTGACCGCTGCGCACGTTTTCCGGCAAGTCTTAAATTTTCATGACTTGCTTTAATCGCTTCTACGGATGATGGATTTTCTGACACAAACCCCAGGTCATCCATTGTTAATCCCATCTCCCCGGCGAATCCTGCGGCTGCTGTTTTGAGCTGTTCCGTAAAAGGAGACATAGACGGTGAAGTAAATTGACCCATCTTTGGTATATCTCCATTCTCATCCTTAGTAAAATCTAACATAGATGAAATAGTTGCCTTCCACGCGTCCATCGGCTCTGAATCTTGACTCCTGCCAAGTACATATTTCTGTGGAAAGGAATAAAATTCTGCCGTGACATCCGCTCTTTCTAGTGTTCTTTTTGCGTATCTCTGATAATACATTCCCGCCCTGGTAATTCTCGATCGCCCAAAAGGACGTACCGCATCCGGCCTGTGAATTAGCGGTACTAACAGCGGATGCCCTGTGGGGTTTGGCATGGACCAGTTGGGTATTTTTTTATCCGCATATATATAATCCGTCTGATCTGGTAAAAAATAAGCCTCAAGTGACGGTGCACCGTTTTCATCTCTTTCCAACACAGCATACCCTTCTGTTAGCAATCCAGTAATTGGGTCGATAATTCCGGTGGCGTTGCTGGCTTCGATAACTTGCAGACTCGGCAAGTCTCCGCTGATAGAAATATAAACAAATGAACATGACGCAATCAAAGCTGATAAAATAGCGCTATCAAAAAATACATCTGGGTTATTTGCATTAAAAATCTCATTAACCTCAAAATCGTCATGCGCAAATTCCCGAAAGACTAGCCTATCCGCTAGGCTGTCAACACCTTTCGCTGACCATCCGAGTACTGCCCTGTATCTTTGCTGTATATCTGGCGGTATCGTTACTCCTACAATCGGATCATTGTATTTCATGGCATATTGTTTATATCTCATTCTTACCCTATTTTCGTGTAAGGCAAGCTTATTTCTCAGGTATTCGATTCCTCTAATTTTCAATTTTCCGCTCCTTTTATACTTCGCACGAGAAAAAATGTACA